TTGGTGTATACGACTCCCGCTGATCGACTCGCTGTCAGGTCTTGCCAAGTCTGACCAACTCCAATTTCACGTAATGTTTGATCGCCGGTATTCGTTCCGCTTAGGTTCGGAGCCGAGATGTTACCTGTGAATGTCTGTCCATTTACAAAGGCTTTATTTGCAAGGAAGCTAGTCACATCCGACTTAGTGTAAACTTCTGCCTTAGAATAAACATCTAAGTTAGACCTAGCTTCCACGTAATTATCTAAGTCGCCTAGGTTAGTAGATTCATTCAAGTATCTATCGTCAGACTCACTTTGAGAATAGACATCTAAGTTAGACCTAGCTGTTGAGTAATTATCTAAGTCGTCTAGGTTGTTAGATTCATTCAAATAGAGCGAGTTAGACTCACCTTTAGAATAAACATCTAAGTTAGTTCGAGCTGTTGCGTCACTGGGTAAGTCGGAGAGGTTGTTAGATTCATTCAAGTAGAACGAGTCAGACTCACCCCGAGTATAAACTTCTGCCTTAGAATAAACATCTAAGTTAGTTCGAGCTGTTGCGTCATTAGTTAAGTCAGCAAGGTTACTGGCTTCATTTAAATAGAGCGAGTTAGACTCACCCCGAGTATAAACTTCTGCCTTAGAATAAACATCTAAGTTAGTTCGAGCTGTTGCGTCACTAGATAAGTCAGAGAGGTTACTTGACTCGTTCAAGTATCTACTATCAGCTTCGGTAGTTGAATAGACAGATAGGTTCGCTCTTGCAGCACCTGCTGAAACTAGGTCAGAGAGGTTGTTAGATTCATTCAAATAGAGCGAGTTAGACTCACCTTTAGAATAAACATATAGGTTAGACCTCGCTGCTGCGTCATTAGTTAAGTCAGATAGGTTACTTGACTCGTTCAAGTATCTACCGTCAGATTCACCTCTAGTGTAAACCTCCGACTTAGAATAAACAACAAGATTATTTCTTGCTGTTGTCGCGCTGGTTAAGTCAGATAGATTGGCACCCTTCCTACTAAACACACTATCTTTCAAATCAACCTCTGCCCTAGAATAGACATCTAAGTTAGTCCTAGCTGTTGAGTCGTTAGTTAAGTCAGATAGGTTACTTGACTCGTTCAAGTATCTACCGTCAGATTCACTTTGCGAGTAGACAGATAGGTTCGCTCTTGCAGAACCTGCTGAAACTAAGTCAGAGAGGTTATTAGCCCTTCTGGCAAATAAGGTATCTGACTCGGATTTGTTGTAGCTTGTTCCAGAAGAATCAAAAGCAAGTTTCCAATCGAGTGAGTTAGAAATTGTTGGAGACTGACCTGTGTTTGTTCTTAAAGCTCTATAGATATCGCCGTTAGCAACTTGTACATACGATTTATTGCTAAGATACTCTGTTGTCTCATCCCAAGCAACTACACCTAGCTGGTTTATGTGAGCCATAAACTGGTCTTGTCTGTTCTGAATCCAGTTTTCAAATTCAAAGTCGGGTATCTCAGAGACCCAACCAAGAGCTATTTTTGCAAGTGGTGGGGAGATCACATCACCGGTACTTGCAAAAATTAAGTTTACGTCTGGTTTTAAAAATGCCATAGTATTATTTCCTCATTATCGTTTGGTTCGACTGTGCTTGTGTCCTCTAGCAACAGCATCTATCTTATTGTACACACATTTCTGCTAACTAAGGTCTCAGTCTTTAGCCTGTTTCTTTAAGTTCATTGCGTTTCCTTTAACGCAACCACCTGAAAAAGTATCAAACGAAAAGAGCCCTTGAGTATTAAAGGATCAATACTCGCTACACCAATCTCGTAACCGTCTATATATTCACCGTTTACTAATCCGGCGCCGCACACCAAGTAGGCACAGTTGCTAATATCAAACGATCTAAGATCGTCAACCAAGGAGACATCATCTATCTCTTGTATAGTGGTATTTTTATCAACCGGCGATAGACAATATGCCAGAGAGTTCGAGGTGCCATTGGAAAACAGGTACGTTCCGGCATTTGGGTAAAGTAATCGATCACCCGCGTTAAAGGTTAACGGTCCAACTTCCATTCTCCGGTAATCGTCCTGAGCCAATAGAGTACCTTCCATTACAAAACCAATACAAGCATGTTCCCCTACAGTGCGGAACTGAACCATAACAGGAACAGCCGAGCCGCTAAGATCTTTGAAAATGTAAAGAATCGTTCCGCTCACTGATCTATTTATTTTTACCATGATCTAGTTTCCTTAACAGTTATGGTAAAGTTACTACCAACGCGACCGCTCCAGTAACTCTTAAGACTATCAATGTCTGATTGGGAATTACCAGCTTTTTGAGTATACCCATAAAGTTGGCCATCCACGGCATCCCTGACAGTGTATTCAAAGGTTATAGTAACCCCGTTAGACGTTACTTCTATTTCCCGAGCTGGCCGCTGACTTTCCGGTGGCACTGGCCCTATATTACCAACTGTTCCCACTGTGGCACCCTCAAAACGAGTTTCTAAGTAAGCTACGTTGGTACTAGTGGTATTATAGTCCCCTATCTGCAACCCGTACTGTGGACTCGTTTCATTATTTGGTCGATATGGATTATCATCCGGTGGAGAGCCTACCATTAGCTCCCCACTGCGACTTACAAACTTGGAAAACTCGTTCATCTTTGCGGAGAGAACAAATCCATATGACTCTGGTGGGGTACCATAGTTAAGATTATTTAAAGCTATTGTGTAGGTAATAACACCCTCTTTGCCAGCACTCTTGCCACGGAGATTAGCCAAGGATATAGGCCCGCTCGATACACCGGCCAAACCACGGATGTTAGAACCACCGAGAGATATAGTTGCTCCCGCAGACAGCCCAAGCTCAATGTTTACATCACGCAAGGATATTGGGCCTGTGGTTGGTAGTGCCATTATCCAATCCTCCGCTTTAACTCATCAATTTGAATCTGCTGTTCTTTAATAGATTCAATCAACAGCCCAACCATGTTTCCGTAAGCAACAGATAACATGCCATAATCGTCTTCATGGACTGCTTCAGGTAATACTTTTTGAACTTCCTGTGCTACCACACCAGTATTTCTTGAACCATTGTTAATATTGGTGTACGTGTAACCTGCAAGCTGCTTCACTTTGTCAGTAGCTGTCGGAATTACTACAAGGTCTTTTTTTAGTCTTTTATCTGAGTAAGCAGTGATGTTACCTGAAGCTGTAACGTTACCTTCAAAATTTACATTTTTACTCTGATAATACATACGCATAACAGTATATGCAGGTATTCCTGAAGCATCAACACTACCCATTCCAATACGACTTATACCATCTCCGGTGTATGTCATGTGGAGTACTGCACTGCCTTTTTTACCACTTTCTCCTATAGATATTCCTGCACCTTGATCAACACCGTTTGATCCACTACTACTACTATCAAGTGTTAACCATGGGTTACTTTTAACAACTTCAATATCTTTATTGCTTTTCAAAAACTCTGAACTGTCCAAACCATCAAGTTTATTAGAATCAGCAGCTTTACCGTTTGTCGTCAAGTAACGACTGTTACTTTCACCCTTACTATAAGCATCTACGTTACGAACTGCACTAAGACCTACATCAGCTTTAGTTGTACCCGTTGCCCTAAGTGGTGCAGTACCTGTTAAACCAGAACCATCACCATGTATGGTTTTACCTGAATCTAGGTAGGTATCTGCATCAAGCTCTATCCTACTTGAAGCACCGCCTATACGAACATCACCACCGTCATGCCAATTCAGGTAAAGATTACCACCATTGCTATCTAGCATTAGGTGACCGTTATTATCAGTAACAGACCTTACACCGTTGTATGGGTGATCTACACTTCCTGCGACTTCGATACCATTACCTGATGTTATCCTACCGCTTGCATCAAGATCACCAGTAACATCAAACCCGTTTGATACATAACTCTTTTCCCATGAAGATATAAGCGCAGTAACAGTACTATTATGTTTTCTCAAACGCATATCAGGATAACCGTTAGAACCTAGCCAAAATCCCGAAGGGTTGTCATTACCAACTCCATCTGATCTTATAATAAGAGGCCAACTACTTGACCTAGTATTATTAATCTTAATAGTGTCACCAGATGCATTGGCGCGGTAGAAAGTAAGAGTACCACTCTTAGTATCATTAGCATCACTTCTCAAAAACTGGCTACTATCCAACCCATCAAGTTTATTACTATCAACAGCTTTTGCTGCTGCTGCTAAGTACCTGCTATCAAAATGAGCTCTTGAATAATTACCAACGTTAGATAAACCAACGTCACTTTTTGTTGTACCTGTAGCTCGTAATGCGTATGTACCGGTTGTGTTAGCTTTGTCATTTGGATCAAAGTTGCCAGAATGCCAGACAGTGTTAGTACCTACTCTGATTTCTTTTTGGGTACCAAAAGAAGCTGATTCTAAACCGTCTATTTTTCCTTGTTCTGTATACCCACTGATACTGTTTTGAACTACTGGTTGTACTACAGAGTGGACGCCGTAATTTGCAATGTTCATTGGACTCAAAACAGCTACGTGATAGTCAGAAGACGTTGTCACGTATATCTGTAATTTTTTATTACCGTACGTTGTATTCCCATCACGAAGAACACGTACTGCTGTAATTCTTGGAGAATGCCCACCTACAGTCTTTATGACGAAATCTGAGTCATTATAGCTACGCATCCAAAATATGCGAATAAACGAGTGATCACCGCTTTCACCGTCAGTTACATACACTTCACCGTAATATCTTGAGCTAGTGTTCTGGGCAACAGTTACCCAGCCGGGTCCAACACGTGCATTAGAACGGCTAGTTACCCGAGAAAACTGTGAACTGTTCAAGCCATCAAGATTATCAGAATCAGAAGCTTTAGCATTTGTTGCTAAATAACGTCCATCGTAATGAGCGCGTGAGTAGTTATCAACAGCAGATAAACCAACATTACCTTTAGTTGTACCTGCGCGTATTGTGCTTACTGTTGTTGTAGCAGCATCAGCTAGACCTGTTATAGTGGAGGCAGGTTGTGTACCTGTGTGCGAGCTACGGTCTAGGTAGAATGTACCCTGTTTACCATCAAGTAAATCTGCATCCAAACCGTTACCAGCACCCGTATTAGCAACGGCAGCAGAACCTAAGTCTGATATAGATAAGGTAGCTGTCTGCCAGTTAGCGTTGCCTACCTCGCTGCCAACACACAACCAAATCTCTGCAGTGGATATGTTTACCCAACGAGATAAAACCGCGTACCCCTCAGAAGAATCATTGTTTGCTGACGGGTCTGTTGTAGCTGAGAGGTTATTTAATACTCTAAAAGCATATTGGTCGTGAGGATCGCTGGCGTCTGTATGAAACTTTAAGACGCCCTCACTTACAATATTTTGTATGGAACGTGTTTTTGTTACTCCGTCCTGTACTAGTGGAACCAACTCAATCCCTGTCAGAACACCTGCACCGGGGAGCTCACTAATTTTTACTGTAATCTCGTCAGCCATCTTTCTACTCCCTTAAATTATGTTGTTAAGGCCTCGCCAAACTCATTAAGAATTCTTTCATAGTCTTCTGTTGTTATTTGCATCCCATCTACAACAGCTTTCTCGTTTTTACCTATGTAAGGTCTTAAGTAACCTATGGTTTTTAAAGCACCGTTAAAGTGGTCGTAAGTTACCCCAGAGTTGTTTAAGAAGTCTCCACCAACAACCATATCAAACCCTCTCAGGTTAGTCGCGTTGTAGACATACTCAAAAGGTAAAAATCTTTCGATAGAATCCACAAGGAAGTAAACACCGTTTGGCGTGTAGGATATGTTAACAATAATATTGTCGTCTGTGGCTAGTGTAACCATCTCGTAATTGTCTGTTGCACCTTCTTCTACTCTAAGCTTCCAGTATGTGTCCTGCCTAAACAGAACCATCTTAAAGCCGTTCCCCTCAAGAACCATAACGACTTCGGTAGCACTTGTGTTGTAACTTTCGAGTTCTACTCTAAAAGTTCCTTGTGAGTCGTTTAACTCTAGCCCCCAAGTGTGTGTCAACACCTCGTCATCCCCGATTAGAAGGCCTACAGGCTCTAGGGTATCACTAGTATAACTAAACCTAGGTTCGTCTATGGCGGCTGTCTCTACAGCTCCTGTAGAGCCTGTGTAGGTTTCTGTGTAAGGCCTAGTAAATGTAAACATAGTTTCAAAAGGAACTAGCGTCAGACCACTAAAACCAAAAACAAATTTTTGGTATCTTTGTTTAACGAAGTTAGCAAAGAATGTTAGAGGTTCTTGGTAGTAGATGGCAACGCCTAGAGGTCGATTTAAAAATTTCTCTGCTAAGGTTATTTCGTCCAAGCCAGAGAATGCTGCTTTTTCTGGGTCGTTGTAGTCACGGCCTATACCTATTGTTACAGCCGCACCCTCTAGGTAGTCTAAAGGTACATCTTCTTGATAGTCTATATTGTCAACACCAAAGAGTATTCTAGCACCATCATTGAGTGCTGTTATATTTGCGCTGGATGTGTTCTTTATAATCTTAAGCTTAATAAGCCTTCTATATTCTTCGTCGTTTAACTCCCGAAAACCAAGTAAAGACTCTTTAACGCTTTTCCAAGGGCCAAAAGTTCTTGTTGTATTCGAGTTAGACTTGTAGGGGGACGCACCAGACGTACCAGCAAAACCAAAGTACCTTATGATAACACTGTCGAATAGTTGTCTAGGTTGACCAACTATTCTTCCAATAACATCCAACTGAGCGCCTATAGCACTATCTAGGCTTCGGTTTTGCATTAAGTCTTTTAAAACAACTTGCAACTCAACTTGGCCTGTTATTAGTAAGTCTAGGTATCTGTTAAAAATAATCCTATTCTTAAACTGGACCGTAGACAACTCAACCACTTCCGCCTTGTAGTCCACCATATTAAAGGGGTTAACCTCACCTATGAAGGTGGCGATGGGTATTTGTTTAATCATACCGCGTTTACCTCGATATTGCCTATTTCTAGTTTAACCAGTTCATCGTAATCTATGGTTACGTTGCCAGTGCCTGTAGGGTTTGCAGACAACCCAAGAAACAGGGAGTCAACCTGATGGCCAGCAACGGAGTTTATTGGTGTGTATAACCTAGAGTAAGTTGTCCCCTTACCTACAACGGCATTTGACTTAATGTAGTCGAAGAGAGCCGCCCTTATTTGTTCAACACCATCTGGCGGAAAGTTATCATCTACACTGACTTCTAGTGTAACAAAGATATCTACGAACCTAGGCCTTTGAAAGTAAACTTCCTTTAGGTTTCCAAAGATGTCTTTAATAAGGTAGAAAGTATTACCATGAGTTCTAATACCAGCGGGTCGGTTTGCCCAGATTAACTCTGCAATCTCTTGTTCAAGCCCACCACGAATAAGAACCATGAAGGTGTGGGGCGGTATGCCCATGTTATCTACTACGTCTGTAACGTTTTCGTAGATTACAAGTTCCTTAACGTTGTCAAGTGATATAAGGTCTGAATAGAGTGCTTCAAGAATATTAGAGCCCCTTGTAAACTTACCATAAGAAAATCTTTGCCTTAATACAGAATCAGTTTCTCTATTAGAACCTACTATAGCAGCCGTAGGCTGAACAACTGAGTTCCATCCGAAAATTGGTGTAGATATTCTATTTATAGTCAGGGGGTTTTGTGTTATCGGCCCAGACTCTGTACTGATAGAGGTTACAGTCTTTGTAACACCAAAAAAGTATAAGTTGCTTGAAAGCTTGTAACTCGCTTGTACTACCAAGTCATCTGAGATTACTCGTAGCGTGTCTCCCTCAACGGTTGCTGTAAGTAAAGTCCCATAGTTACCATTAACGGAGGTAGCCAAACCTTGGAGTATCTCCGACTCTGTTGCTACGGCATTAGATACGTAAGACAAGTCAACACCATTATAAACAACGTTGTAAAGCGTTGAGTTTTGAACTGTTTGAATTTT